GGAAAAATGTTCTGTGGTGTCATGTTGTTTTGATGGTATATTATTCCAATGACGTATAACGCCAGAGCAAATAAATAAGTTTGTTAGTAAAGTTAGATAGATATATAAATCTTTCAATTATCTTTTCTTAGCGGTCTTAGCAGACCTTTTAAAGTTTGCTTTAGTAGGAGCTCCTTTGCTCCCTACCTTTCTCATCTTCTCACCAGAGCCAGCAGCTATCCGCTTTCTCTTGGCGTGAATGTTTGCATATAATCCTCGTTTAGCCATTATACTTTCTTCCCATATTGTCTCATCAATGAATCATGTTCATATGATTTAGGTTTTTTTCTACCAGATTTATGAAAATTAATCACATTTTTTTTATCTTCGATAGAGTAGTCACCAGCTATGTGTGGATTATGCTGATTAACTGAGTTAGTTTTTTTAAGTTTAGCCATGTTAGCATTTCCATTTACGTAGTGCCAAAGCTTTACGGGTTGGCTTACCGTTGGGCTTTTTCATTGGTCCTTTAACTCCTTTCATGCGAGCACAGAAAGAGCGTTTACGAGCACCACCTTGAGGTTGTGGGGCTTTTAAGTTTGAGCCAGTAGCTCTGTTATATTTTTTTCTACCAGCTGCTGTCAGTCCACCTGAGCGAGACTTATGCTTACCCATTTTAAGACTAACACTTTTCTTTTTGACAGCCATTACTTTTTCTTATTACCTAAGATTTTTTTACGTACAGCTGCAGGTATTTTTGACATACCTTTGTTCATGGTTTTCTTCTTAGTACCATTTCCTTTTTTCATTCCTTTCCCGTAATGTCCTGGCATGATTGACTCCTATACTTTTAAGTTTGATGCGGATAACTTTCTGATAACGTCATCTCTGAACGCTTCATCTTGTGTATATTCTGGTTTGTTCATATCTCTGACAACTTCTGCCATACTTCTGTATGTTTCTGGAGCTGATTCTTTGCCTGTAATAAGGTTAGTATCCCTTCCATTAGCGTCTTCGTATTTTCCCATAAGTGCTGTAATTGCAAATTTAACTGCAGACTTGTTGCCTGTTGCTAAAACATCATCATAATCTTTAGCTGCTTGTTCACCTAAATTATTAGCAGCCCAATCCATTAAATTATCATAACCTTGTTCACCTCCAGCTAAACCTTTAAGGTCTTTTACCTCTGCGTCAGTTAGAATTGGCTGAGTAGAATTTGGTTCAGTCCCTAAAGAATTTCTGACACCTGCTAAATAATTGTCAACTATGTCTTTGTTAAGACCAGCCTTATTTAACTGTTCATACATGGTATCATCTAGAGTACCATTATTTTCTTCAAAGTACTTACTCATAGCAAACGGGTCAATGTCGTTGGACTTAAATAAGTCTCCTAATTGTTCTCCATATAACTCATTTGCAGTATCATAATTGACTGCACCATCATCAGAATATAATTCATACTCTGGTTGTGGTTCAGTTGACTCTGTTTCTGTAGTAGGTGTTTCACCTAATCTTTTTTGTAACTCAAGATAACCAGCCTCTAATTCTTCAGCTGTTTTATATTTACCAGCAAGCCTTGTCTCTTGCTTTGCCATAAGATCTTCACCTATTCGTAAAGACTCAGCTTCTTTTTCTGCAATAGCTTGTGCTGCTACTGGATCATCTGATGTGTCGTAGCGGATTGTTTCTGCCATAATTACTGTGGTTGTTGTAGTGCGGGTGCAGCTTGTTCTATTGCATCAAGTATTTGTGGATTTTTAGAGGGATCCATTAATGGAGTTCCTGCTATTTTTCCTGCTTGATCTGTTAATGACTGCATTTGTTGTGCTTGCATTGCTTGCTCTTGTTCGGCTTGACGCTCTTCATTAGTTTTAACTAAGTTAAGCATGTCAATACCTTGAGCTGCAGCAAGACGTTTGATAGCTTCATCAGCATTTAGGAACTGAGCTAAAGCCTCTGGCCCCATAGTCTGTGATATGGTTGTTATGAATTGTAACAAAGCCTCTCTGTCTTGACCTCTACCAAGTGCATTTATACCTGCAACAATAGTAGGTCTTACCAAAGACTTGGGTAATTCTGGTATTTCTTTAGACTGTGTGAGGGTGTGCATCTTTCTCTTGAGGTAGGGTATTAAGAACTCTGTAGTTAACAAGCTGAACAAGCCACCCAATTGCCTCTCAAGCTCCATCTGTGTCATCCTAACCTCTTCTGCTGTAGTACGTTCTGACTGTCTTGGGGTCAAAATTAAAAATGCTTCTGACAATCTTTTTTCCAGCATGTTTATCATTTGATATGCTGTTTGAAAGTCTGCAGTTTTACCGACCTGTACTACACCTATATCATCTGGTCTACCTTGTATGATAGCTCCATTACCTGCGTTAGCTAATGATGCTGGCTTAGTTGTACTTGAGGGTGACACAGTAAATACAACTTTCGCTGCTGCTGCACTACCTTCTACTATAGCTTGCATCAATGCCTCTAAAGATTTCAAGTCCCCAAGGAACTCTTCTACTCTAGAACGTCCGTAATCTTCTCCATCAACAGTGACAAAACGTAGTGGTAGCCAAGGGGTCTTGTCCCTGGGAGCTTTACCTACGCTGTCTGGTAGTATTGTGTCGTTAGCTTCTTGATGCCAACGCCAACCATTATCATATAGTTTTACACATGTATATACATCTACATCTTTACTTCCTTTGTAGTCACTTTTTGAATCATCATTAACGCTATCGTCTAGTTCTGAAATACCTAATAATTTTTTACTGACTCGTTCTTTTGTGACTATCTCAATTACTTCACCGTTGCCATCTCTTTCTACTACATAGCGATTGAGAGGGTAGACTTTCATACCTTGCTTACTCATATATATTAGAGCATTACCAGTAACAACAAGATGTTTTAGGGCTGCAAAAATCTGAACTCTGTCAGTAGAACCTGCTATGCTATCCATAATCATACGCTCTACTTTTGCAAAGCTAAGATCTAATTCGCTTTTTGCTTCGGCAGGTACTTCCTCACCTAGTTTTGAATCGTCTACTTGTAATTTAAAAAATGAAGTGCTGGGAGGTAGAAGACCTAACATGAGCTTTGAACTCAAAGTGGTAACTCCTTTGGCTCCGACTGATTGCCAAGGTGTTTGGAAGCTTTGATATAAAGCATCACCTTCGTTACGCATCAGTAATGTGGGAAGTGTTAGTTCCGCACACTCATAAGCAACATTTAAAAATTGTTCACGGTGACTAGATAACTCTTGGTATCTTTGCCGTGCGTTTTTCATTAACCGTAAGTGCCTCCACCAGAAGTATTAGAAGTCGTGTTAACACCTTGCTTAGTACCAATACCTTTTAAACCACTTGTTGCTGGTTTAGCAGTAGCTAACTTAGTAGTACCCGAAGATTTAGACTTCTTATTTACTTTCTTAGCTTTTACTTTTGCCTTCTTCTTAGTCTCATCCTCTGTTACAGGAGATGGGGTTGGAGTTTCTGGTAAAGGTGTTGGTGCTGTCTGCACAGGTGCTGGTGCGGGTGGTGGGGTTGGTGCATTTTGTACTGGAAGTGGGTCAGGTTCTCTCCTACCACCACCAAATAATCCTCCGATACACATAATTATTCTCCTTTAAATTTTTCTTTTAGTATACGTATAATTGATAATTGACCAGCCCTAAAAGATATTTCTTTCTCTGATAGTGTGTGGTCTGGAAACTTGTCTGGAAACTGCTGATCGAGTTCATCAATGATCTTCTCGATGCGTCCCCAATCAAGCGTACTTGGGTAAGTTGGTGTTTGCATGCTCGAAAAAGGCAGGCATCCTGCCGCGTTTAGTGTCAGAAAGTTCGGGTGCTTTACCCTCATACATTAGACGATCACTTGAATCTGTCCAAAATTTTCTGCTTAAATATTTGTTAGGTGATATATCATTCAATGGTTCAAAGATCCAGTTTATAGTAGCCTTCCTAAGTTTGTCCAAAGAAACGCTAGGACGTAAACCCATATCAGCACATACCAAAGAGTTGCAGGCGACATGAATTTGCTCATCTCTGGAAATATCAG